CACTATCAAGTACTCCAAATATAACTTTTTATTTAACATCTTCAACTTTTTTCTTCACTCGGACCGCATATGTTTTGCCATCAATCCTGCTTATAACTTTGCGACCAATCTGCCTCAAGTCGCAAATCTTATTGGGAGGATATCCCATAAAGTTACATACGCACTTTCCTGAACGATAGGTGACCGCCTTTGCTCTGCGTTCATCTATATCCTCAATGGTTAGATCATAGACAAGATACTCAACTGCGTTCTCAAGATGATATGTTATATCTCTCATAGTTCCATCTTTAATCTGTCCTGTGATATTCCATAGGTATCTCCATGACCTAAGTCAACAAGGTTCTCAGGTTTAAAAACTTCTGACCCTCGGAAGTAACCCTTGAACTCATAGTTAGGAAATTCGCCTACCATCAAGGCATAATACTCAGGTATTGCACGATGCTTCCAAGTTCCTACCAATAGCATCCCATTTGTTTTCTTAGTAGTCTTTACATCAATAAACCCAACACCATTAATGTAGCAATCGTATGGTATAGGATGGTCAATGGTCATGTCAGGATAGATGTTTTTTAGTTTACAAAATGCGAACTCACCACCCGTACCTTCAAGGTTAATTAGAAGGTCATCACCTCCGCCCATCTTATATGACCTGCTTCCTCTGTCTATATTGTTATTGTGCCTTGCCAGTGCGATGCCTCTTACTATTTCCTGCTCGTAGTTGTCTAATGTGATTTGCATTGTGTTTGTTTTAAGTATAGGAGAGGTCATTACAACCTCTCCATTGGTTTTCAATCAGAATGGTAAGTCTTGAGGTTCTTCTTGCTTTTGAGGTCTACCTGCTGCCATAAACTTGGCATTCCCGATGATTGTACCTTTAAGACCTTTCTCCCTTTCTTCCTTGGTGATGGATTCAACTATAAACCCATTGTTCCCGTACTGGTCCACTTCTTCCTTTAGGAATAAGGTTGCGGACAAATATTGTCCTTTTTTACCTTTGTAAAGTCTTTTTGCGTCAATTTTACTCACGTCAATGTTTAGGCTGATTAATTTTTGCATATTTGTTTTATTTACTAAGTTGAATTTTGAAGGTTGAAGTTACAGACTTAATTGGCAGGTCTCCTTTGTGGTAGGTCTTTTCTTTGTCCTCTATTTCCTTTTGCTTTTCCTTGAGCATTGTAATCTGCTCTTCAAGTTCGGACCAACCAGGTAGGTCTGAGAAGTCATACTTAATGGAATCCATCTGAGAAACTGATGCACCAAGTATCTCTGCTTTACCCTTTGGATGTTTCATTAGTTCTGCAAGAACATTCTCAGTTATTCGGGTCTTTACCGACTTAACCAGTTGCTCTAAACTATTGAACTTTATTGCAACCTCTAATGGGTCAAGCAGTCCTTCATTTACCTGCTCTTGGATAGCATCTGCCATTAACTCAATGCCAAACTTAGTGGGGGCAATATCCCCCACCTTGATTTCATTAACCTTTAAGTAACTCATTTTTTCTTGCTTTTAGTTGGTCCTTGATAAAAGAATTGGTTTCAATCTTATGCTTGTTGGCATCATAGACTGCCTTGAGTTCTACAATGTTACTTGCCTTCTTGATTGCGATTGCAAGTCTCCCAATGCTTAACTGAGGGTCTTCTTCAATCACCTCAACCGCTTCCACCTCCATCTGAGGCAATGCTTCAACCATTGTTTGAAGTGCGACTGTGGTTGCATTAGGGATTGATTCTGCCTCTGATTCATCCAATACACCCAATCCTAAAAGGTCTAATGTTGCCCTCCGTTTTGCCTTGGTTTCTGCCTTCATTATGGCATTAGCATAAGCCTCACCTTTAAGTCCTGCGATGTTTACTGCTCCGATTGATTCAGTACACCTGCCATCAGGAAGGGATGCTTTAGAAGTTACTATGTAAACACCTGCTTCTGCATTTGTGTCCCTTGAGGTAATCAAGTGGGATACCTTGTGCAGTTTGTTAAGTTGCTGAGTTCCTGACCTTGTGCAATAAAGGACCTCCTTGCCATTAAGTCTGAGGATGTCAAAAGGTTTGGTAAATGGGTCAAGTCCCATTCTTTCGCAGTACCCATTATAGTACCTCACTTTGTCTCCTGCCGACAGTTTTGACAAGTCCCCCTGTAAGATTAACTGGTTCGCAATAGATGTTTGTTGGTCCTGATTCTTGTTCTGTTGTGCCATTTTGTTGTGATTTTAAAAAATAAGGAAAAGGTGAAACGATTTTGAATGGTGTGGTATTCTCCATAAAAGACTTATGTGTAATATAGATTTCCCAATCTCTGATGGACTTTAATCCGTAAAAGTAATACCATTGATGCCGTTGGCGTTCTATGCTTTCATGTTTTCTTAGTGGGAAAGCGATTGCACGAACTACGCCTCGGACCTCAAGGGTCATTTGAATTCGGTCATAGTACATAGTCGGAATAGTATTCTTGGTCATACTCTGAATCCATCTTGAAGGTGTATGCATCCATGCACTTCTGTTCAACTAATTCATAGAAGGCAGAATGGAACTGAGGAAGAATGTTGATGCAGTGATAACCTGGTATAAGCATTTCCCGAACTTGGACATCTACATAGTCCTCCGCATCGTTGATGGTAGCGGTGACCATTATCATAATGTCTGCAAGGGAAATTTTTAACCATTCAGCAGGGATTCTAACATTTGTTGTGACTTGTTTTTTCATTGCGTTTGTGATTTGATTTGTGTTAAAGTTAATTAATTTCTTCTAATACTTGAAATAATTTTTGCATTGTACAAAGTCTGACCTTTCCGCTTTTCTCTGCCCTGTTGATTGTTGCCAGTGATATTCCTGACAATTCTGCTAACTTTTCCTGTGTGATTTCCTTTGCTCTTCTCAATCTTCTAAGTTCTTGCTTTGTCATTGTTTTGGTTTTATTGTTTAAAATATTCTATAAAGGTCTGCATAAGGGTCAATCTTTTTGGTCTTGATTAACTTTTCACACGCTTTGCACCTACACGCTAACTTGTCCCTTGTTCCCCCGTTTTTATTGAATTGCTCTTTGGGTTTTTCTTTCTTGCAATATGTGCAGGTCTTCATAGTTCTTCAGGTTTTAAAAATGTACAATCATTGCAACCTCTTCCCTCACATTTGGGACAGGTTTCTTCTTCAGTTTCGGGAAGGATAACTGATTTAATGTAACCTTTCAGCCTCCATTTTTCAATTAATTCTTGAGCATGAATTACTGCTTCTCCGCTATAAATCATAGCGTCAATAAGTTCGCCAAGTAACTTGTGGCGTTCAACCGTGTTTAGGTCCATCCATTTAGGCAGTGACATCTTGGACATTTGCTTTGTGTTTTTATTGTGATTGTATAAAGCAATTTGCATATTCTGCATTTTACCCATATTGGTTGCAGTATCTTCTTGGCATTCATTACCTACAGAATTGGTCTTGAAGTTGCCCTACTACCCAAAGCATTCCGATAATTGTTGCCCAAGTAATGATTCTTTTTGCTTTCATGTTATATGATTTCTACTTTGTAACCTAAAAAAATGTACTTGCTGATTTTTTTATTCAGAACCTTGTCGCTGAATTCTTTTTCGGGAATCAAGATAGTAACCCAATTGTCAGTAACTCCTTCTTTGTAAATTTTGAATGCCTTAATCATTTTTTGTGTTTTTATGTATGTGATTGTTTAGCAAATATAACTCTTTATTTCATATAAACAACACTTTTTTAATCTTTTTTAAAATATTTTTTGTCGTTTATTCATAAAAAAAACCCCCGATATAAAAATATCAGGGGAGAATCACATTAAAATAAACACAATGCACAGTCAAATGTCATTGGTAAATAGCGTTCCATGCATGGATTTTACAGAAAATTCAAGCATTTCTAAACAAAGTTTCTTTAATTCTTGCATCTTTTCAACCTCATCACGGGTCATAGGATTAGCGGTTTCCAACATTGTCAGGACCTCAACCGAGCAAGTTATGTACTCAGGATAGGTATAACCGACCTCTTCAATGATTTCCTCAACCTCTTCGCCTTCGCCTAAAATGAGGTCTTCTTCCATAGTTATAGGACTTTGCCGTTATGGATACGTTTGTTCCTTACCTCAAAATTTTGACCATCAATATCAATTAATGCCATACCCCAATTCCATTTGTTAATTGGTAGATAAGCAGGATGCAACTCACAAAGGCAACCAAGTGACCAGGTTGTAGTTATTTCGCCATTCATGTTGCTTTCCGTATGCTCACTGGTCTGATGGTTATGTCCTTGCATAGCTGATACCTTTCCTCTCAAAAATAAACCCCTGGCAATATTAACTGGACTAAAAACTGATCCACCGAACTCATGCCCATGAATGATGTTAAGATCACCTGCTTTCATTATCCTCTTGTCCTTAATTATCTCAATTCCTTCTGCCCTTGACTTGATTATGTTCTCAAGTTCAAACTCCTCTACTCCCACAATCTCGTGTGCCTTCATCCATAGAAAGTGGAAGTAACGCTCTTCATGATTTCCGACCTTGAAATAAATCTTTGCATTGAATGTCTTTTTAAGGACATCCATGAACTCTTTAAATGTCTTTAGTTCATGTGCAAATGACCTTGCTTTTGGGTCTTTTGCGAATCGTGACAATCCAAAGAAGTCAAGTGTATCACCATTCAAAAGGATGGCATCAGGTTTCTCACCTTTGGCATAATCAAATGCACAGGTTAAAGCATCTATGGAATGATAAGGTATGTGAATGTCGGAAAGAACCAACAACCGCTTCGCTTTTAGGTCATAAGGTTGGTAAATTGCCTCATCTGATTGTGGCAGATTGTAGGGATTCCTTGGTCTTTCTTCAACATCTTTTCTTATTGTGGTCCTTGCACCACTTTTACCTTCAATGCTTCTCAGTGCAGTCCTTGCAGTATCAAGTGAATTAAACAACAAAGGATTATCTTGGTAAATAATCCTTGCAAGTTTTAATGTCGGCATATCCCATCCGAACTTCTCACGATACTGAACGCAGGTTTGTACTTTTGTCATTTGAAATAAAGATTAGATTCTGCTTCCCTTCGCCTTGTAAGTCCTGCAAGAACCTTCCCACCTGCCTTGTTCCACTTTGCAAACTCTGCTCTTATGGTTGAGTCATTATGATTATCAATAACTTTTTTTAATAAGGTTGACTTCTGTAAATTGACTATACCACAATTATATGCAAAAGAAACTAAACTCGCGAATTGGTTAGGAGTTATATGCGATGGCACTAATTTTGCAACCTTACCTGCGAAGTCACTTGCAATTAGTTCAAAGAGTTGCTCTGCTTTCTCTTGGGTAATAACATGACCTTGCATTACTGGTTTGCCATCTTCGTAGAAGGTATTGCCATAACCGATAGTCCACTTCATAGCAGAGCATTGGTATGCTTTAAGTTTGCACCCCTCAAATGATTTTATCAGGTCTGCACCCTCTTTGTTCAGTTTCATATTTTAGATTTAATATACAATGCACCTGCTATGATTGCAAGTATAAAAAATATCCATAATTGCCTTTTCTTTGCCTTTGCTTTCCATTCTATCACCTCACC